AGGCTGCTGAGAAAAACCTACTTGTACAACTAGCCGACAGGGATATTGTTAGCCACGAAACCGTATTAAAAAGATTTAAAGAGATCCCATCCATAGAGAAGGTTAGACTTAAAAAGGAACAGAAAGACAGAAGCAACGATTCTTACCCGGATAAGGCTGGCCCGTTTCACAACCCCAATCACAACCAAGAGATGGAGAAAATCGACAAGCAGGGCCAAATAAACAAAGAGGCCAAAGACGAACAAGAAAAGAAAAAAGCCATTAATCCAAACGGTAGGCCACCGCTAAAGAAAGACGACGGCCCGAGGAAGAAACGCACAGAAACCCCAAGATCAAAACCTGGAGTGGCAGATTTGATAGTATGGACACAGGACTCCTTCGATAAAATCTCAGAGATCACGACTGCTGCTTTTCTTGGAATGAAAGGCAAGGCCAACATGAGGAAGCTCACGAAGGCTGAGGTTTCAGACCTAGAGAGGATAAAACTAGACGTTCTTACCAATACGGAGTTAATGTCAGAAGTAAACGCAAGCTCTGTAAAATCCACATTAGCGTCCAATAAGAAGACTCCCGTGGCTATGGCAAAAACCCTAAAGGAGCTAAAGATAACAACGACCAACATGTCTATAGATGAGTACAAAAAGAGATCAATAGGAGTGTTTATAGAGCTTGTTATGGGGGATAGAATATAGAATTCCCATCTTTTTCACTTTTTTGTGTATAAATTCATAGAGGTATAAAAACTATGAAAGAAATCAAAATATTTAAATCTGAAATAGAGGACGGCATTGGCGAGCTTGTAAAGAGCACCGCCAGTATTGCATATTGTTCTGCCACCACCGTTCCAAAGCATTCCGTCCCAAAGCGGGCCTCAGAGTTGGACATGGAAAAACTGGGGATTGCAAAAGCAGAGAATAAAGATCAGATAGATCTCTACTACCTAGAGTCCGTTTTAGTTTCCACGGGCTGGAATAAGAATGATGACGTGTTTATGTCAGAGGCGACCTGGGAAGCCAGGAGTACACCAGAAGACAAACAGTTCAACTTTATGCACAACGAAAATGATATCATTGGACATATTACTGGGTCATACGTGCTTTCGAAAGACGGCAAAAAGGTAGAGGGCGACGAAAAACCAGAAGACTTTGATATTATAACACAGGCGGTCCTATACAATAGCTGGACGGACCCCGAAAATAGCGACAGGATGGGCAAAATCATTTCAGAGATAGAGGATGGGAAATGGTTTGTTTCTATGGAGTGCCTATTTGCTGGATTTGATTACGCCTTGACCAATAAAGAAGGTCAGGCAAAAGTCCTAGCAAGGACAGAAGACTCTGCATTCCTCACGAAACACCTTAGAGCCTACGGCGGAGACGGAGTTTATGAAGGCTATAAGGTCGGCAGAGCCTTAAAGAACATAGCCTTTTCAGGTAAGGGTTTGGTTGAAAAACCAGCCAATCCCAGAAGTATCATCATAGATAAAAATTCGAGTAAAGCTTTTGTTTTAGAAGATACTACTAGTAACTTTTATATAGGAGACATTAACATGTCAGATACGTCAACGTTAGAGAGTCAGATTGCCGAACTAAAAACGGCGCTGGCCTCGACAGAGCAAGAAAACAAAGAGATCAAAGCTAAGATCGAAGAAGCAAAAGACAAAGAGTTTGCTTCTCAGGTTCAAGCTTTTGAATCTCAGATCGAAGAAAAACAGGCAAGCATTGCCGAAATGGAAGAAACGATCAAGTCTACGCAGGCGAAGGTTGCTGAACTCGAAGACGCCCTGGCCAAGTCTACCCAAGAACTGACTCAGGCTACGGAGGCTGTTGCAGAATGGAAGAAGAAAGAAAAGCAACAGAAAAGAATGGCGAGCCTTGTAGACTCTGGACTAGACGACGAAGAAGCAGCCGAATCTCTAGCGTCCTTTGACGGTCTAGACGATGAAGCTTTTGAGTCGGTTGTGGCGCTCATGAAAAAGAAATACGCAAAGAAAGAAGAAGACAAAGACAAAGAAAAAGACAAAGACGGAAAGGAGAAGAAAGAAAACCCATTCGCCTCGGAGAACAGCGAAGAAGAAGCAGCTACAGAAGCGACAGCCGAAGTGTTCGAAGATGTAGAAACAACCGAAGCCACCCTGATTGAACCTGTTGCTGACGAAGCCGATGAGCTTGAGTCGGCACGCGCAGGACTTTCTGAGTGGATCGGCAACCATATTCTCAGTAAATAACCAAACTCTCTTATAGGAGATATTAAAATGGCACTTAAAGCAGACAGAATAGAAGAGTCAACAGACATCAGCTACTTTTACAATGCTGGTACTGCTACTCGTGGTGGCGTCGTTTGTCTAGACGCCGTAAACGCCTCTGGTGCGTCTATGGACCAGGGAGCGAACAAGGTCGCATACGCCGAAGCTACAGCGGTTGCTGCAACACCATCAGTTCCCGTTGGAGTCCTACTTAACGATGTTGTTGATAAGGATCTCACTCGAACTCATCTTAATCAGTATAAAGACGAAGTTCAAAAGGGTGGTAAGGTGACCGTCATGACTCGGGGTCAGGTTACCACGAGTAATATTACTGGAACACCCGTGCCTGGCGAGGTGGCTTATGCAGACGAGACAACCGCTGGGAATATAACCAACGCTTCAGCGCTTTTTGGTGCTGGATCGGTTTCTGGTCAAATGGCTGTTGGTCGATTCCTTTCCGGTAAGGATGCAGACGGCTATGCTAAAGTCAGTGTTAACCTTCCAAACCACGGCGCCTAATCGCCTAGATAAATAAGGAGACTTCAACTATGTCATTTACAGAACGACCTAGCGATGAATTCATCGCACTTCTGAGAAAATCTGGCGATAACGATATAAATGTCGCAACGGCAGCCCAGAGAGAGTTTGCCAAAGCTTTGGAACTTCCTCTTCGTAAGGGTGTTTTGGTTGGTAATATTCTTGGTGATATCTTCGAATCGATTCCTGTCGAGCCAGGTGCTTCAACGGAATATCCTCTCGATCTTATCTCTCCAGGTTTAGAGGGCGAGCATGTTGCCTATACTAACCCTGGTCATGGTAGAATTCCTGAACGGTCAGTCGAATCCGACTACGTCATGATTCCTACTTATGCGATTACATCTTCTATCGACTATCTACTTCGCTATGCTCGTGAAGCTCGATGGGATATCGCCTCTCGCGCTATGCAAGCGATGGAAGCTGGCTTTGTCAAGAAGATGAATGACGATGGCTGGCAGACCATTTTGGCTGCTGGTACTGACCGTAACATCTTGGTTTACGACGGAGATGCGACTGCTGGTATGTTTAGCAAGAGACTCGTTTCTCTTATGCAGACTGTTATGCGACGAAATGGTGGCGGCAACACTGGTTCTGCTAACCGTGGTCGTCTGACAGACCTGTATGTTTCGCCAGAAGCGCTGGAAGATGTCCGTAATTGGGGTCTAGACCAGATCGACGAAGTTACTCGTAGAGAAATCTACACAGCTTCTGAGGGTGGTGCTCCAATCACGCGAATCTTTGGTGTTAACCTCCACGATCTTGACGAACTTGGTGAAGGTCAACAGTACCAAACCTTCTTTACTGCGACTGATGGCCTTAATGGAGCAGTTCAAACCAGCGACACTGAACTTATTGTTGGTATTGATCAGTCTACAAATGACAGCTTTGTCATGCCACAGAAGCAAGCCCTCCAGGTCTTCGAAGATCCGGCCTTGCATCGTCAGCAACGAGCTGGCTATTACGGTTGGGCAGAACTTGGATTTGGTGTCCTTGATAACCGCAGGGTCATTCTTGGCTCCTTCTAATCTGACCGGGTGATAAACTTAGAGCCATCGTTAGTTATCTAGCGGTGGCTCTTTTTTTTGTGTATAATACTCTGTATAAACCAACATTAGGACTTTTTAAGGAGTCAATAAATGGCCGCTTTATCAGATTATCTTGAATCTGGATTATTGCACCACGTTTTTAGGGGGCGTGATTTTCCTAAACCTTCTGCTATTGCTATTGCGTTAACCAGCGGGGTCCCAAAAGACAACCAGACGGGTGAGACTATTTTGGAGCTTGCCAGTGGGGTTGGAGACTCTTTAACCGGATACAAAAGGCTACTCTTAGACAAGACGGATGTCAGCGGTAATGACTATTGGAGTTTTTCTAAGGATGACTACGAAGCTGGTAGTGGACAGATAAAGAACTCTTCAAACAGAATCTTCGATACAGCCCTCTTGGACTGGGGGTGGGTTTCTGGCATAGCTATTTTAGATAGCGGCGTATACGGAGAAGGCAATCTCCTCATGCACGCTCAGTTAGATAATCCTAGAATAATTTATGAGGGTGATGGAGTTGTGTTCAATTCTGAAACACTACAAATTAGCTTTAAGTAACTAGGAATACCCAATGAAGTTAACCAAAAGCGATTTCGTCAACAATCTTAATATACTGATACCCGATAATGGTACTCAGCAAATATCTCCACTTGACGTAAGAACAGTAGTAACAGATTCGATTGATTCGACGGTTAATTTCTTAAATGGTCAAAATTTAAACACGTCCAACTTTAGTACGCCAGACACAACATCCACCAGAGCTGGGGTACAGGCTTTAGGAAAGTATAACCTACCTGGCTATTCAACTTCTGGAAATAGTGCCTTTGGATACCAAGCCTTATACGGAAATTATATAGGGAAAGACAATACGGCCCTAGGGGCTTTCGCTTTAGGGTGTAGTCTGTATGGGGACTATAACGTTGGTGTTGGTTATACAGCATTGGCTGGAAACGTAAGGGGTTCTGGAAACATAGGGGTGGGGAGCCACACCCTACAATCAAACAAAGACGGCGATTTCAATATTGCAATAGGGCATGGGGCTGGAAACTACATAGGGGACTACCCTGGAGATCTCAATAAGAATAGCTTTAAGCTATATATTGCATCAGTCCCGGTTACTTCAGACGATCTCTGTGAGATAGAGGCTGGCGTTGGGCCAGCCCCTTTAGTTTATGGAGATTTGAAAAGTCTTAAGTTTGGGATTGCCGTAAAAGACCTCCACGATTATGGCTCCTTGCAGGTTAACGGAGAAATATCCCCAAATACAGACGATAGTCACAACCTTGGAGACCCGTTCTATAGTTGGCACGGGGCTTATATTACAAGCGGTGTGGCCTACCAAAACTCTAAAGACTTTGTTTTTTCTTTAGTTTCTTCTGGAGATCAAGACCAGTACCCTCGAAGCTACTCCTCTCAAAAGGTCTTAACCCTAGGCAAGGACGGGGCGGTTGCAATAGGAGCTATGGCTCCGTCTGGAAGCGAAGGAGTACTCACAGTAGGCGGGAATATAGTTCCAGCAGGCAGCGGGGCTTATTCTATAGGCACGCCTAATCTGACTTGGGACGGGTACTTCAACGACATTGTTGTCAGTGGCACTGCCCACATAGTTGATACAGAGTACGTTACGGTAACTGAATCTTTTTATGAGTGTAAAACCCTACACCTTGCCAGCAGCGGCCTATGTGACGGAGACCCATTTGGACCAGGCTGTGGGTATTTGAACGATAATGGACTCGATGGGGCTGGATTTATTATTCACTCTAG